AGAAATAGGCTACCCAGAACCTGGGGATGTCAGCATAACGGCCCAACAGGTAGAAGTTCCGCAAGGCTAGAACATAGTTCACCAAACCCAACATCACTATCAGAATCGGCATGGTCATCGTCCGTTGGCCTTTCGTTCGCAATAGTTGGCTGCGGCGTTTAAACCTTCCGCTCTGGCGAGCTTGGCGTGTTCGGCCCAGCGTTCCATGACAGCCCGCCTCGTTTCGGTTAGAGACTGGTAGTTCTCCGTCCGAGGCTTCATAAACCCTGCCTGCTCATAAAGCTGCTCCAACAACAAACGAGTGTGAAGTTCCTTCTGTTCCAGCACCTTACGGCTCTGCTCGATGGCGCTTATGACCGCTTCGTCACTCATCGCTTCCTCCAAGCGTTCATCCGTCTTCCTCTAAGCGCTCGCCCAATTCAGCGATCCGCACAGCGAGCCTGTGCGCCACATCGGTTGCATAAAACCCTTTCAGATCAGATCTATAAGAAATCAACTCGTGGTACCTGGCCGACAGTGCGCCACGGATGAGCCGCTTGTCACTCTCGGTTAGGGTGAGCCAGGGGTTGCTCAGTGTCTCTATCACGGTAGGGTCCTTGAAATGTTGCTGGTCGGGACCGTGACCGAAAGAACCGCATAGGAGGTGTCACCCTCCCATTTGATGTCCTCGACAAACAGCACGACGTCTTCCACCAACCAGACGTATTCGCCTATCACAAAGAGGGACTGGTCGGACACCTGACCGGCTGCTTCCATCAGACCGGCGACCAGTTCATCGACGGCATCCAACGGGAGGTGGAAGTTGCGCCCCCCGTCTGTGGTCAGGGTGACCCGCTGGTTCACCCGATCCGGGGTGATCGTCAGGAAATCAAGGTTCGATATCCGTTCAGCCATATCAGCCTCCCATCTCGTCGTAACTCGGATGCCGATGCCCCCAAATGGACTCATCCGGCGACCCTCGGCGTTCGATCTTGCGAACGGCCACTTCGAGCCTGTAGATCAGGTCTTTCGCCTCATCCACCGAAATGTTGACGCTGAGACTGAAATTCTCGTGGTGCTCGTCGTACAGCAGCACCCCAACAACGTCACGCTCCCGTGACGGAGCCGCTGTTATCTCTACTGCCACCTCTCAACTCCTTTCGTTTAAACCCACCGGGGCGGGTTCCAAGCGGTAGTTCCGCTAGAGAACTTCCCCCCGCCCCTGCGGGTGACGCTGTAGGCACGTTCTTTCTGCCTGTTACGGCTTAGTCAGTGCGTACCCCCACACCTTAGACGAGTCAACCCTTGCATGCAAGTCGACTGGTCGGCTAGCTTGGTCAAGCCCTCTGAGGACACTTCTCGGGGGGTATGTGTGGAAGCCTCGCTCAGGCTGGCCCGCAAGGGTGCCCGAGGTGGTTTTCCCTCCTTCCCCCCTCGGGGGGCGGGGCTTCCACCATCGAACACGACAGCAGGAAGAGACAGTGACCACAAGACGACGGAGAGGCCAGGTCGGCCCATCACAACGAGAGATCGACACTCTCCGTTCAATGGGATGGGAGGCGGAAATCCCGCCCACCCTCGGAGCGGCCACTCAACTCATCGGCCTACTCCGCAACGACCCGAGCCGGATCGAAGCTTGGGCGAAGCTCGTTGGAGCAGACACCCGACCATTGGAGCAGAAACCACTAGTCCGCTCGTCCCGACCTGTTAGGAAGCCAGCAGCGCCAGGGTGGGAGACAACCCAGGCACAGCGGAACTACATACGAGGTCTTGGCTGGGCTGGGGAAATACCCATCGCCAGGCGAGAAGCCTCCAGGCTCATCGACCAGCTTCAACGAACCAACAAAGATTCGTGGGCTGGGCGGAGCGTAACCAACACCGACAGCCGTCCGAGTGTCAACTCCACTGTTGACGAGCAGCTACAAGAATTGAAGCGTCGAGTCCAGAAGGTTCTACCTTCCTAACCGGGTTTCGTCTAGCCCTGGCAGCCCCTACCAGGCACAGTCGAAAGATACCCCCCCGGCCCTAGGGTCGTTCTTTGCGTCCAGCAAGGCGGCGAAGCCGCACTAGTTCTTAGTTTGCTGACACGTCGGGGGTGGGACACCCCCTCCACATGTAGTCAACCACTGACAAACACCAAGAAACAGGTGGCTAAAGGGGGCGAAGCCCCCACCAAGCCCCAAGTTGACCTGGCCCAAGCCAACAAACAGCTACTAAACAGGCTACTAGCACCCCTAACAGACACTGGACTGTCCGGTACTTGTGACAGTGACCTTCCCCACACTGCTGCTGGGGAAATAAATGGACCCCGGTCAGCCTTTCGGCTGTTGGTGTTGATTTCTGCTCCTGACCTGGGTGTTTGTGCGCTGTGTTGTTGGTTGGACCGTTGCACTCGCAGGACGGGCTGGTCACGTGCTCGTTGTGGGTGCAGATCACACTCATTTGAGCTATCGAACACTGTTCGAGTGAGCTATATAACGCTGTAAGGCTGTTGGCTGCATCACCACCGCATGGTGCCTGGTGCATTACCTCTGTTAGTGGCGCTGTCTTTGACATCTACCTGCGTGCTGTTTTTCTTTCGGGTGCCAGCCTTAGTTTGAGTGGGCGCTCAATTTCGCTCCACCCACTGGGGGCGGGGGGTTAAGCGCCAGGCTTATCGGGCAGTTCGGCCCGTTCCCCTGTTGGTTGCACTGTGCAACCTTCTCGAGAACGGCCAGAACTGGGGTTTACTGGTGAACTTGACGTTGTCGTACTGGTCGACTAGAGTCCGGCTTGCCGGTACTCGATCAGCCCTCGGGCCAAGGTCACCACCGGCCTCGGGAGTGGCTCCTGCCCTCAGAACCTGGCCTTGACCCCGGAGGGGGTTGATCGGCTCTCCAGCCGATCGCCAGGGGAAAGCTGAAGGTGCGCAGCACCGGAAGGACCACCCCGACCACCTCGGGAGCGGGCGACCGTGGAGAGACAACCACGGCCAGGTCACGCAGGGGTGAGTGAGAACCTCTTTTTCTTCCTTCGGCTCGCTAGGACAACCTGGCGGGCCATTAAGGGGATCGGGCTATAGCTACCAGGAACCTAGGCAAGCCTGGATGCTCTGATCCCCTCAATGACCGGTGAACGTCACCGGCTGATAGGAGGAAGACAAATGAGCTACTTCCAAGATTCAAACAACCCCTGGTTCACCGCATGGTTGAACCGGGAGATTGGTCATTTCACTGGTGCAAGCTTTGCTGTTGGCACTGAGGTTTCGGTTCGCCGTTACCCCGCTGATGAGCGTTACTACGAAGTGATGCTGCCCGACAGCAACGTTCTGACCATTGACCATTTCGACGTGACGATCTGATAGGAGGAAGCATGAACTACGAGGAAGCACTTCACGACGCTGGTCTTTGCGCCGAGATAGTGCCTTACTTCGATGAGGACTTCGGCCCTTCGGGTGGTCGTTGCGAGCGAGCAATCGTCAGCAAGGACGAGCCGATGTGCCTAGGCCACCTCGACCAGTTCAAAGAGTGGCAAGCAATGAGCCAGGTTGAGAAGGCTCAATGGGAGCATGAGGTCGACCGCTGGTGAGCTTGATGGGAGCGCCTTACGGGGCATTCCCACCAGCCCACTGTGGACTGGAGAAGGAGGATAGGAAATGAAATTGCACGACTCAATCACCGTCAAAGGTGTGTCGGTGACATTGGAGTCCGATGCATACACCACACCCGATGGTTTCCATCACGAATATGGCGTGTGGCGAGTTACAGCCCGAGACATCGAAACGAGCAAGCCGTGGCGTGGTCGATCCTACAAGGGTCGGGCTAAGACCTTCAAAGGCGAGACCGCTTGGATGCGTGGCGAGAACCTGTTCGACGCCATTGTTAGTGAACTTCGATTCTCGTGACCTAATGGGAGCGCAGCGTGCTGCGTTTCCACCAGGCCATTGGAGCTTGGAGAAGGAGGATAGGAAATGCCGAAGTCAACCCAACGATCTGACGCCTGAAGGCTGATGAGAGCGCCCTACGGGGCGTTCTCACCAGTGCAATTAGGCATTGGGGAAAACAGGAGGAAGAGTCATGGCATACGGAGAGACCAACGTTCCAATGTCCTGGTATGAGGACGGGCCAACCGTCGACAACGGCGGGCTGGCACCGTTCCCCACCAGTGACCTAGACGACGAGCTTGGCTACGACGCCAACCACAACGACCCCTCGCAGTACTGCCGTCATGGGAGCTTCATCGGCTCCTGGGCGGGACCGGACTATTTGTGCCAGGCGTGCGAAATGGGTTATGACCGACAGATCACGGTCACCTCGTGGGAGGCAACCTTCCCTGAGCCGAACTTCGGTTACCCCGTTCATATTGCCTACTTCCGCACGAAGGCGGAAGCGGACAAGTGGCTGGCACACTTGCGTTCGGTCGAGGCCGAGCATGGTGTGTTCTGGCCTGGTGCGACCATTGAGAAGCGCACCGAGAAGGTGTGGTGTGAGTGACCTGATGGGAGTGTGCCGTTTAAACACGGTGCATTCCCACCAGTGCATTCAGTACTGGAGAAGGAGGCAGAGAATGTATGACTTAGTCAGTGGCATCATGGCCTACGAAACTGGCGAGGCCGATGACCAGGCGATTCTGGAGTTGTTCAGTCACTTGATTGGGACTGGTATGGCCTGGAGTCTGCAAGGTTCGTATGGTCGAACCGCTCAAGCTCTCATTGATGCGGGACTCATCGCCCCAAACGGTGACATCGCAGAGGATTGGCTGGCGATCAACGCCAGCCACGAGGATGAGCTATGAGCGCCACTAGGCCCGTAACCCGGGAGCAGTGGCTCATCAAAGCCGGGAAGCTGCTGGAGGGCTTCCTGGAGGGCGCAGGAGTCAAGTTGCTTAGTCCCTGGACGGTTAGCGTGGGTTGGCCGTCCAAGGGAGCAACGTCGGCCCGTCAGCGTCGGATCGGTGAGTGCTGGCACCCCGCAGGGGAACGCAAAGACAGTCATTTGTTCGTCAGTCCAGTACTGAGTGACCCGGTCGAGGTGCTGGCAACCCTCGCTCACGAGCTTGTGCATGTTGCTCATCCCACGGATGGACACAAGGCGGGGTTCACGAAGAGCGTCAGGGCGATCGGCCTAGTTGGCAAACCAAGCGCCACGGTCGCAGGTGATGACTTCAAGAAGGCTATTCAGCCGTTATTGAAGCGCCTCGGTGAGTATCCGCACACAGCAATCAAAACCGGCTCAAGTAGCAGTGGACCCAAGCAGGGCACCCGGCTGCTGAAGGCTATGTGCGTTGAGTGTGGGTACACGGTGCGAGTCACGCAGAAATGGTTGGACACCGGCTACCCGATATGCCCGCAGGACAACATAGAAATGATCGATGGGTGACTTGAGCAGAGCGCATCAAGGTGCGCTCTGTCCAAGCCATTCGGACTTGGAGAAGGAGGAATCATGGATATTCGCTGCCCACAGTGTGGCGAACCCTGGGAGATGGACTCGCTGCACGAGGTCGATGACGTGCCGTTTAAACAAGCGCAGCGGCTCTTCGCAGCCGAGGGCTGCCATGTCTTCGGTGAGAACCACAGCGTGAACGAGAACAAGGCGGCAGCCGCAGTAAGTGCGGCAATGTTTGAGCTACTCGGTGACGACATTGACGGCATCGCCGCAATGACCGAGGACTTCGACTACTTGTTTGAGTGAAAGGTTGGCTCACCTCGACTACGAGGTGGGCCATTGAGGGGCAGGGTTTAGTGCCAAGTGTCCGGTTTATCCGGTAAGGCTTTGGACCTACCTATAGGCTGCCCCTCAATGACCGGTCCAAACCAGGACCGGCTGACCACAAGGAGGAAGACAGGAACGCCGAGGGGCTGGTGAAGGGCTTACACTCGTCCAGCCCCAAGGCGCACGACCATGACCTCAGAAGACCGTAGTAGAACGTCCGAACGTTCTACCTGACCATTTGGAGGCCACTGGTGAACGCTAAGCGTAAACCGTGGGAACCAGTATGTGCGCTGTGTGGGATAGACACACCCGCCTTCAACACCTACCTGACCCCCGCCAACTATCCCGACATGCCAGGCGTGGGGTTGTTCGTATGCAGCCCGAGTTGTCCCGAAAGGGGCAATAGGGCCGTCTACCAACACCCGAGGTGGTGGGAGCGTGGCTGAGATGATACTCGGCCTCTGCGTTAAATGCGGAACCGCTCTCACTGCCCGTGACCAAATCCAGGTCGAAGTGGTGGGTTGGCAGCCCGTCAATCAGACCACCGTAATCAAGGAAGCGAAACGAACAGGGAAGCTGCGCTGCAAAGAGTGCGCTGCCCTGAGATTGGAGTACTTAATATGAGCCGATCTAGTCGGCTTGCTGAGAAGTTGGAGCAGTTGCGAACCCTGAACGTGATCCAGGGTTTCGTGCGTGACTCCGAACCCGACAGTGACCGTATCCGGTGGATCATCCAGATCGACCGGTTTAACCAGGAAATGTTCACCACCGACCAGGCTGAGGCATTCACTGGGGGAGCGCTCTTCGCTCTCCGGGTCTCAGCCAACTGAGCGAGAGGTTCTCACTCATCTCATCCCGCCCCGACCTGGGGCGACTACACGCCCCGGGCGGTAGGTATGAAGACCCCTCTCAAGCGGAAGCTCGCATTAGGCGTCCTGACCGCATCCGTATTCCTTGCGGCTACAGCCGCACCAGCCCTCGCTGACCCCTCGGAGGATCAGTTCAAGACCGTCTTCAAAGCAGCCGGTGAACGGGTCATCGTTATGGATTCGCCCAACAACCTTGGATGGGTCTGTGACCAGGCCACCGAATCACGCTATCTCGCCATAGGCGCTCGTGAAGCAGACAGCGCTCCCGGTCAGGCCATCTACGACGAAGGCAAAGCGTGGATGGTTATTGACAACGGCGGGGAGACCGAGTACGGGCCGGTTACCGACACTGGCAACCGCACCCTCACGCAGAATTGGTCATCGAGCCATGACGTTGGGATCACCGTCAGCCACAACACCAACCCAGGGCTATTCGACGGTGGACACGCTCAAGTGAAATTGCAAGTGTCATCGGCAGGCAACTTCCGAGTGCGCCTCGCTTACTCATGCGCCAACGTGTTTGACCCCAACTGGTGGACGCCGATCCCTTACTAAGATGGGCCGCTACCTCCCGTACCCCGGTTTGGTCACACCCACACAGTGGGGGAGCCGTCACGGTTCCCTCACTGGTACGGGGATCACCTTGGAGCAGTTCACACAGGCTCCATGGGACACCTCGGACGGCTGGGTCTTTCACTGGCCGGGAGGTAGCTCCGACACTGACACCGTCGACCCCAAGTTGTGGATACGCAACATCGAGAGCTATCACATCAGCACACTCGGATGGGACTCTTTCGCTTATAACTACGCCATTGACCGCAATGGCACCGTGTACGGGTGCGTGGGGGAGACACGAGGCAACGCCACCAAGAACAAGACCTCGACCACTCGTGCCGTTCTCTTCCTGTACGCCGACGTCCCGACCACAGCCATGAAGAACGCTGCCATGGCACTGTGGAGCTTGGCACCAGGCCAAGTACGAGGGCACCGTGACTGGCGTGACTTCGATGACGACTACGACGACCTGCGGGGCGACTGCCCTGGCAACCCTATCTATGACTGGCTAAGGGCAGTCGATTGGAGCGACGACGACATGGCTCAATTCACAGACGAACAAGTGGCGATGATCCTCAACGTGGTCAACCGCCTCAGTAAGAAGATACCCACAGGCACAGGTACGGAGGCTGAGAAGGTCGTGTTCCTCGACCAGGCGCTCCAGACCTACGCCGTCGACCTGGGCAAGGGCATCCATGCTCTTGGACCCAACTGGGCTAACCCTGGGGGCGCTGGGGGAGCCGTCCCACCGCACAAGCACAAGGGCACCAAGACGGGAGATGTTGCGCCATGATCGGCTTAGTCCTTGTCGTCGTTGTGGTCATCATCCTGGTGATTGTTCTGACGAGGCTGATATGAGCCTCGGTGACCGTGTGAACGCTGCCACTGACCAGCTAGAACAGCTTGCTTCTCAGGCTGGCCTGATCGCCGGTCCCGAAGGCACCATGTCTACAGGGGCGTTCATGGTCTACGAGTTGATCGACTCCGAAGGCGACTACAACCTCGGCTACCTGCACAGCCAGAACCTGCCGAGGTGGCGCTTCGTGGGGATGCTCCAGTGGGCACTGGATCGCATGACAGCGATGTCGCCTGGCGAAACCGAGATTGAGTTCGACGAGGACGAGGACTAAAGCGGACCGTACTTCTCTCGGTACTCGGCTAGCTCCATCCTCGCTTCAGTCAACTGGTTGACCAGGAACGCCAGAGCGTTGTCAGCCATCATCTTGCCCAGGGCGTCGTCCATGTTGCCCGGGAGTCTCCCGTTGATGTCGGGCCTCCGGGTCCGAGGTGCGATCCCATGCTTGGCAAGCACCTGGTACAGCCGTTGTTTGCTGATCCCCAATTGGTCGACGAGTGCATCGACGGTGCCCTCGTGGGCCTCGTAAGCCTCGATTATTTCCTGCTCTCTAGTCACTTCATCTCTCCGTTGTCTCCAGGTTGTTCCCCCTGGCGACCACGAGACCAGAGTCCCGCCCCTAGGGCCGTTAGCCCCATTCTGAACTGTCTACTTAAGTTTGTCAACTCCCGGGTCGAAGCCGTCACCAAGCTCGGTCGCCCGACCGAAATCCAATACCCTTGACCAATGTCACAGTGGTCGGGTAGAGTGTCCACATGACCAGGAAGGTTGACGAATCCATGATCGACGAAGTTCTTGTTCTGCATGCCCAAGGCATGACCCCCGGGGAGATTCACCAAGCTCTCGACGGGCATATATCACGTCCTCTCGTTTACTACTACCTAAAGCGGGCGGGCTTGCGACCCAACCGGACTTGGACGCCTGAGCTAACGGTGTCCCAGGCCACCCGTATCCGCACAGCCTACGACGCAGGCGAGTCAATGGCGTCGATATCCCGCCGCATGCACGTCACCTACGACCAGGTGCGGGAGGCGGTAGGCCGGTGAGGCGCTGGTGGTGGCTGGCGAAAGCTTTCCTGACCTGCGCCCTGTCCGGCCACCAGATGGTCCGTTGGCTCAACATCGAAGACTACGGGCGGGTCATGAACCTTGCCTGGTGTCGGTGTGGCAAGAGGGTTGAGGTGCAGCCATGACCCGGCTGATGCGCCAGTCGCTGCTGAACACAGCCGACATATGCCAGACCCGACTGGAGTTCACGCTCGACCCTGATCGCCCGAACCGTGGGGGAGTGAGCCGTGCCCTCGGCACCGGCTACCACGCTGGACTCGACCACCTCTACACCTGTCGTTTAAACGGTCTGGCGTACATCAAGGAAGATGTCCTTGCTGCTGGAGCAGCGAGCTTCGTCGAGACCCTCCGCTGGACTGACCAGTTCAACTGGAAAGTCAACGACCGTATCTGGACCTACGGGGAGGTTCAGGAGCTAATCGAAAGCATGCTCTTGGCGTACCTCGACCAAGGGTGCCAGTGGCCCGACGAGTACCGGGTCGTTGCTGTGGAACAACCCTTCACGCTCGACTGGATCGAAGGGTGGAAGCGTCACGGCACCATCGACCTGCTGCTCCAGAACCTAAACACCGGCTGGTACTACCTCGTGGACCACAAGACCAGCACCAAGCGCTGGTCAGCGAAGAAATCCACGGCTGCTGCCTCCAGCCAGGCTGCCTGGTACCTCGACGTCTACCGGGAGATACTCGGCACGCATGAGGTGAGCTTCGTCTACGACGTGATGACCCACGCTGGCCGGTTCGACCGCATCCCCGCTCACCGCACTGAACCTCAGATCGCTCTCACCAAGGTCAGGGCCATCCAGGTGGCCGACCTGATCGAACGTAACGGGCCGTTCCTGCCCAACCCGTCCAGCAACCTCTGCTCAGAGACCTACTGCGACTTCTACCAAGAATGTCCTTACGGCCAGACTCTCAACGCCAGTTGACTAGTGTCCGACCAGTCCACTAGAGTGGGCAACCCAAGCTACAGGAGGTAGCACCCATGGAGTCAGACTCCACGCCCGTATCCATCGAGGCCAGAGACCTCTCGATCATGCGCCAGGTGGCGCTCAAGGCTGCCGTGGACACCAACGGTGTCTCAGCCAACGACGCTGTCATCCTCGACGCCGAGGTGTTCTACGCCTGGTTGACCAACCCGTTTTCGCTGAAGCAGGTCATCCAGGCCGTACAACAGCCCGTGCAGGCGTCCAACGGCCAGGCCCTGCCGCAGCCCACCAACCCCTCGGCTCGACCCGTTGACGCTCAGTCGACCACGGAAGAGTTGTGGGGTGACCTGATCCGGGACGCTGGCGAAGGCTTCAGGGACTGGTACAACAACATCGGCCAAGAGGGCACCTCGCTGGTCGGTGGCAACCGCCCCGACTTCAAGCACAAGCGCATCACCAAGCGCAACCCGAAGGACGGCAAAGACTGGCCCCTCAGTCTCTTCCTGAAGGGCAGCTACGGCGATGCCCCCGAGTGGGTCTTCAACGAGCTTGGCAAGATCGGTCTGCTCGCTGAGGCCAGCGGCGAACCCTTCTAGGCAGTGGGAGCTAAGACTCTCCATGTCGTCGCAGGGGAACTTGAAGAATGGGCCTCACAGGACCACCCGAGAGTTCCCCTCGGCTACGACTGCTTCGACAGTCGCACCAATGGTGGCATCGCCAACGGCGAGGTTGCCATGGTGATGGCACGCACCGAAGTGGGTAAGACCTGGTTCGCCGTCAACGTCATGGTGAACAACCCGTCCACCCCGTGTGTGTTCTTCTCCATCGAGATGGCTGGTCGCTATGTGCTTGAGCGCCTAGCTGCCGTTTATACGAACACCCCAGCTTCCGAAGTACAGAAGGAAGTAATGGAGACCGGAGGTTCCGAAGCTATCCGTAAGACGGTGCGGGAAATGCCCCACCTTTGGATAGATGACTCGCAAGCTAAGACCATCCCCGAGATGATGGAAGAGGTCGAAGCTCTCGATCCCCGACCCAAGCTGGTCGTGATCGACTACCTGGAATTGATAAAGAGCTTCGGTATGGGTCGCATGGAGATAGTCGACCAGCTTGCCTGGAACGTCAAAGAGTTTGCTCGCATGACTGACACCGCTGTCCTCGTGGTGCATCAGGTGAAGCGTGGTGAGTTTGATAAAGGCTCCATGAACCAAGGTCACCGTCCGCTCACGAAGACGGACGCTCGCTTCGGTGGGGAGATGGCAGTCGACTATCAGATCGGTCTCTATCGCCCCGCTATGAGTCCAAACATCACCGAGGAAACACGCTACATGATGCGTAACCAGATGAAGTTCCAAATCTTGAAGAACCGTAACGGTCCACCCGGACCCTTTGAGGGCACCCAGTTGTACTTGGACCCTGACAC